TCGGTAAAAGCGAAGGGAAAGAGCGATATGAAGCCATTGGTTATTATCCAACAGTTAACCAATTGGTGAACGGGCTTATTCATCATGGTGTACGTAATTCTAGCGTAAATAGTATTGCATCATTGGCCGCTGAAATTGGTCGGATTGGCAACCTATGCCAAGACGCGTTCGCAGTATGTGAGGCCCGGAATGGATAAGCCGGTTGTGGTTATCCCGACCATTTGGAAACACTATTCAGGTGCACGTGTGGCGAGCATCTATGAGCAGGCCATGGATGCTGCAGGCGTTAAATGGCGCAGCGTTGATGATTCGCCGTGTTCCCCATGTAATGAGCGATACTGCGGCAATTGCGCTCACGCGAACGGCGCAAAAGTTCAATGAGCCAAGCGGCACCCGCTTACGCTTACCCATGGAACGCACCGCGCCCGGCAATCGCCGGGCCGGTAAGACCGCTTACCCGTGAGGAACACGCTCAGGGGCAAGCTGTTTTACGCAATATCCATTCCCTGCCGCGCTTTCTTAGCGCCATTTTCCTGTCACGCCATGATTACTTGCTGAAATCCAAAGGGCTGCATGACGCCAATAAATGGTTGGTGTTCCAGTTTGAGCGCCGCATCTGGCCCCGTATTGAGGCTGTGAACGCCAAGAACGGGATGAACCTTGCAGCTTCACCGCGCTGGATGGCGGAAATTGATAATTATGCTGGCCTGCCGGGCATGGATGACAAAGAGCTAAAACGCCTTGCGGATCGCGTGGCCGGTCAACTGTCGTCTATCTATGAAAGCCGCGTTGAAGAATTCATTAAAAGCAACGGCGGAGACAAGACAGGGCTGTTTGAAGATAGCACTCAAGCCTGTTTTTATGGTCATACCGCGCCGATGGCCCGCGCCTTCAATATCACCCCGATGCATTGGAACAAATACCGCAAGGGCAAACTTGATGCCCGGTCAGCGATCGCCAGTCTGTCCCGGTTGGTAGATGCGGAATGGTGGGAACGCCAGTTAAAAGCCCAGCGCACGCGCTGGCGCGAGGCGTTGTTGATTGCCGTCGGTAATGTGAACCGTGGGGCGTCGTCCTATGCCAGCAAGCAGGCGATCCGGGAAGTGAAAGCTCGTCGTCAGTCCAACTTTGATTACCTCAACAGCCGCGAGCTGGAGAACGTCGAAACCGGTGAACGATTCAGCCTGATCGACAAGGTGATGGCGAGTATCTCTAACCCGGAGATCCGCCGCATGGAGCTAATGACGATAGTTGCCGGGGTTCAACAGGCTGCCGAGATAAAAGGTGATAAAGGGATGTTTATCACTATCACTACGCCGTCCAAATATCACCCGACACGCACCGTCGGCAAGAACAGCCCGAAGGTGCAGTTTAACCACAATTGGGATGAAGAGGCGTACACGCCAAAAGACGGCCAGCGTTATCTTGTGAATTTGTTCAGTAATATTCGGACGGCATTTAAAGACAACGGGCTGCAGGTTTACGGCGTGCGCGTGGTTGAGCCGCATCACGATGCAACACCGCATTGGCATATGATGCTGTTTACCTCCAAAGAGCAGCGCCAGCCGGTGATCGACATCATGCGGCGCTATGCAATGGCCGAGGATGGCGACGAACGCGGCGCAGCTAAAAACCGTTTCGACTGCAAGCACCTGAACAAAGGCGGCGCGGCGGGTTATATCGCCAAATATATCGCGAAGAATATCGACGGTTACGCGCTGGACGGTGAGCGTGACCATGAAACCGGCGAGCTGTTGACTGAAACGGCCGCCGCTGTCACCGCGTGGGCGTCAACGTGGCGCATTCCTCAATTTCAATTCATTGGCCTGCCGTCGCGTGGCGCGTGGCGTGAATGCCGAAAAATTCGTTCTATCAGTCTGGCCGACGAGTTTGACGACAGCGTAGAATCGGTACGCGCTGCCGCTGATGCCGGTGATTTTGCCGCCTACATTCTGGCCCAGGGCGGCACCAATGTTTCCCGCGACGATCAGACCGTGCGTGTTGCCCGCAGGGTTGCCGACGAACTCAACGCTTATGACGAAGAAGTCCAGAAAATTGCGGGAATTTATGCCCCGCATATTGGCGCAGATCGCATCTATGAAACCCGTACAACGCAATGGCGCATTGTCGCTAAAGCCGTTGCCGTTGAGCCTTTGACTTTGCAAAGCGCCTCCGGCGCGCCTCGGAGTCCTGTCAATAACTGTGGGTTGGTCGATAGCAAAGGCTCTACAAATACGCAGGATAGTGAACCTGTAGAGTCCGTGGCGGTGTTGGAACATCCGCCAGAGACACCGATTGACTGGAATGATATGACCGTTACACGGTCTGTTATGAGTCGTATACGGGCTATTCCGTCGCAGATAAAGAAATCACAACGCAGTTTTGACCCTTATCGCGTGCCGGATGTGTCTCCGTCGGCAAGATTGACCCCGGCAGAACGCGATCGCATTACCAAAATTTACTCAGAGTTGGCACTACAAAACATCGTCCCGGAACGCTGGGAACTGGAAGCGTTAGCACGTGGAGCTAAAGTCAAATTTGGTGATATTTCAATGCAGTATGCACCGGTTAATGATTGGTCAGGCTTTTAATAATTAGTTGCGGATGCAAAATTTATGGGTAATACTGTATATGCATACAGTGATTAAGCATCGGAGGAATAGGGTGCATTTACCAGCAGCGGAAGAAATGGTTTTTTTAGAACGTATTGAACTCATCGCCCGTCTGGGGGTTTGTTATGAGAGCCAAGCAAAAGATAAAGACATTGCATTGATATGGATTTCAGAACTGGCCGGGGAGATGAAAACGAATATCTGTCCAGAAAAAGCCGCGATAATCCAAAAGCTCGCCGCTATTTCGTAATCCATAGGTGACGTATGAAACGAGATTTACACTTGGCCGGGGCGTTATTGGAGACGCTGAAACCCACAGCAAAAGGCCGCAGAATTAAGACGGTAGATTTTATACATGCCGCCAATCGGTTAGGTACGCACCTCACACCAGAGGAGGCAAACTACTACATCAAAAATCGGTCTGGGCACGTTTTTAAGTTGATCGAAGAGGGCCGCTATCAGCACAATACATACCTCTTTTTATGCTGAAATTCTATACATGAGTTTGCATGATTACCCCGTATAATTTAACATCTCTACTGCTGACTTGAGCTGTTACATTGTGGTGGAGATGTTAGAATAGTATAAAGATGAAAATAATAAATCGATGTTGAATTATTATGCGATTTTTATAGCGTTCATTGAAAATATTTTATTCATTAATTTAATTTCGAGATTTCAATATGGGCGGGGATTATAAACTACCAACTGTTTTGTTAAAAAGAGGGTTTTCACTAGACACTCATATCTTTAGATACAAATTTGATGATTTTACTGTTGATAAGGATGGTCGTTATTCTGAGGGGTATTCATATTCTGAATTGACGGGTGGTAATATTTGGCATTCATCTGTTAGGGGGTTGAATGATCCATTTGAATTATATTTTTCTCCTGAAAAGAATGATAATCCCATAGAGAATTATGAGTTTTATGATATTTTTCGTGATGAGTATTTAAGGCGGAATGCTCTTGAACCTGAGTGGATGGTGAAAAAAGCATTCGAGAATGTTAAGGAGGATTTTAAAAAAAATGTAATTAAAAGTGTGCATAATGGGAAAATCCTTGATAATTACTTGAAGGAAGTCAGAGAAAGATTAGCTATGGCGTGTTTTTCAGAGCGTTGTGATAGTAGATTGATGTGGGGTTACTATTGCAAAGGGCTAAAAGGCATGTGCTTTGTATATAACAGGCAGAAGTTAATTGAATCGGGTTTGAATCTGCGTCGGGTTGAATATTTGGATGGCAAACCTGAGGTTAATTTAGTTAGGCATGCGTACGACTATAAGTTTAAAAAAGAAATGGGGGCGCTAACTGCTGTTACAACACATAAACATATGGAATGGAAACATGAGTGTGAGTATAGAAGTTTAATGAGAATTAATAATGAAGAGGGTGTTATTAGAAATGGATTTATTTATAAGTTAAGGCATAACTGTGTTGACGGTGTCATACTTGGTAAAATGTGCGGTGAGGAGTTAAAAACGCGGGTTAGGAAATTTGCCAGAAGGAATCATATAAAGGTTTTTATGGCAGGTGCGGATTTAGAAAACTATGTTGTGTCTATTTATCAATAGCAATTAGCATCAATGCATGCAGTAGGTGCATGAATTTGCATGATGATCCGGTGTGACATTTACCCCCTCAGCGCCAGCACTGGCGCGGATCGCGCCGGATCATTCAACTGCATTAAAAGCGACACATGAAGCGGGCAGGCGAGGCGGGGATAGCATTGCGCGCAAGCGGTGTTTAGACCATTTCAAATTGTTCGCCAGCAGGCCGTCACGGCGATTTATCAAAGCATTCAAACATCCACGCAGTTTTTGAACGCAACACGTTAGCGGCGCTCTCAGGGCGTTACAAAGGTATGCATTTAAATAATAATAGTGACACCAAAAAATGACACCATCATACACTTGCAATGGTGTCACAAAGTGATACTATAGACCCCATGAACAAACGACACCAAAAAACGCTGTCAGATGTGTTTGCCAGGCCTGTCAACGGTTCTATAAAGTGGTCTGATATTGAGGCGCTTTTTACCGCATTAGGGGCGGAGATTCACGAAAGGGAAGGTTCTAGGATCGCGGTGCTGTTGAAAGGTGAGAAACGAATCTTTCACCGGCCACACCCCAGACCTACCACTGACAAGGGGGCGGTTAACTCCATACGGATCTGGTTGGATAGCTTAGGAATGAAACCATGATGAACAATACACTGAAAATCGACGGCCACGTGGCCGTCATCACCTTTGACCCTGAAATTGAAATGTTTCGGGGGGAGTTTGTCGGACTGAATGGCGGCGCTGACTTCTACGCCTACAGTGTTGACGAGCTGAAAAAAGAAGGCTCTACCTCGCTTGCGGTCTTTTTGGATGAGTGTGAAAAAGATGGCATTGCGCCTTACAAATCGTACAGCGGTAAAGTGACCACCCGGCTGTCGCCAGAACGTCATCAGGCGTTAGCGATCGCGGCACAGGCCACCGGGCAATCAATTAATGAGCTGCTGAATGAAGGCGTTGATTTAGTTATCGAAAAGCATTCCTGAATAAGTAGGTACAAAGTCTCCATTATGGCGACTTTGTACCATAAAACGGCTGGTGCTAATTGGGATTGAGAGGCTGAAGAATGGACAGATTAGTAATGATTAGAAGAGCATCTGTGCACGACGCTGATAAATTAGGTGTGGTTGGTCCCGCTGCTTATGCAGCGACATACCATTATCTGTGGAGTGACTGCGTTGCTCTGGCCCATCAGCTTGATACTTTCAGTAAATCAGCATTCTTAACGCTCTTGCAGCGGGAAGAATCAAACGTTTGGGTTGCCGAAATTGCGGGCGAAATTGTTGGTTTTCTTACAATGTTAATCAATTCAAAAAATCCAATTACACATGATACTAGCGGAGCAGAAATTTCGAGGATTTATCTACTTCCAGGTAGTCAAAAAATGGGGATTGGGAAGCAGCTTTTGAATGCTGCAAAAGAAGATGCGAATAAACTTAAACTGACGCATATGTGGCTTGATGTGATGGAGTCAGCCACGGCGGCAAGAGAGGCATATTGTAAATGGGGTTTTTCAGAAATAGGACGTAAAGAATTCTCTCGCCAAGTAAAAGAAACCTTTTCTAATATGCTTGTCTTGAGTATAAAACTAAATACTAAAGCAAATTAAACCGCCGATTACTGGCGGCTTATTGCTTATTCGGTCGGCAACTCATACGGTGCGAATTTAATCACCTCTTCCCCGATCCACTCATTGACCTCTTTCATTCGCTCTTGCAGCGGGGTTAACTCGTTGCGAACAAATACCTGCGCGGCTTTTTTCACATCCCCGAACCCGCCGGAGTTATCAGGGATAATCCCCATCATTTGAGGCGGCACCCGATGGGCGCTTAACAGATCATCCCGGCTGACTTTTTTGATGTTGAAAAAGTCGTCTTTGGTGGCGACTTCGGACAGCGGCACAATTTTAATGCCGTCGGGTTTACCGTTTGGCGCGTACATGAATAAGTTGCGGAAGTTGTTTAAACCTTTGGTGCTCTGCATAGCTTTGCGCATTCTGTCAACGTCAGTTGTACTTTGCGCTGCATCTGTCATATACAGGATGTAACCAGCATGACAGCCGTTCTCAAAATATCGGCGGCGGAACAACGTAGCCGATTCATTAAGCCAAGCCGAGTTCAACGCGCTGAGGTATTCCGGCAGGCCGTACAGTTCTTGATTGATGTCTGGCTCAATCAGATGAAAAACGCTGTCAGGCTTGAAGCGGTGTGCCTCTTTCCAGTCTTGCACAAACCAATAAACGCCATGCTCAACCCCTCGGCGCGTGTACTTAGCTGGCGCGCATTTCAACTGCAGGGGTTTACCTAACTGGTTTTGCCGTTCCTCTAAAAAACCATTGCCAAACACCAAGTAATCCAGAGCGTATCGGCTAAATTCCTGCTGACTTAACAGCCGGTGCGGGATGAACGTTGACGCTAAAATGTTACGTTTTACATAAATTGGCGAGCTGTGATGAACAGCGGCCCGTAGGCTGCGTGCCAGTCCGTCAAAGCTGATCGGCGGCTCGTACCATTTGCCGTTGCCCGTGCACTCGATGTAATCCAGAATTTCCCGCTTATCCAGCACAGCGGACGGTTCGCCAAACGAGAAGGCTTCAAAGCCTTGTTGCTGCGTTGTCGGTTGGGCTGGGGTGGTCAGTGTCTTGCGGCCTTTACGCTTACTCATGAATAAAACTCCAAAATGTTGGGGCTGCTGTGGCCGCTGCCTGCGGTGAGCGGTTCGTTTAACAGGGCGTGCATGATTGCCCACGCGACATCGGCGTGGCTGGCTTCTTCACTGCGGCTGGCGGTATAGGTGGAGCGTGCGCCGCTGGCGGTCATGGTCTTGCGGATTGCCATAAAGGCGGCGGTGATATCGGTGTGGCTGGTGTCGTATTCCAGACAGCCGCGCCCAATGGTGTCTTTGGCTTTCAGCACCATGGCGGTTTTGATTTCTGGGGTGTATTTGATTTCTCTCGCTGCCGGGAAGAATTCGCGCACCAACTGGAAAACCCCTTGCCCGACGGTGGTCGCATCGATGCCGATGTATTCCACGCAATATTTTTCGGTGAGGTCTGCGATTTTCTGGGCCTGATCGGCAAAGTTCATGCCCTGCCATTGGTGGCGCTCAAGCACGCGGAATTTGCCACCGGCCACCATAGGCGGCGCGATGACTGCACACCCGGCGCTGTCGCCGCCGTTGGCTTCTGACGGATCGTAACCAATCCACACTGGACGATAGCCAAACGGCCGCACGGCGTAGGGGTTGACGTCCTCCCACTCTTCCAGCGTGTCGACCATGCAGCCTTGCAGCTCGGCGAACGGGAACACCGACGCTGTATCGTCCACGAATTCACACATCAGCAAGTTTTGATACTCACTTGGCGCGTACTCAAGGGACAGCTGATTAAGGTCAAACAGGTTACAGCCGCCGGTCAGCGCATCTTCTACCGTGACAATTTGCCGCCACTGCCCATCCCCGCACAGCACACCTTTTGCCAGATGGCTGTGACTGAGGTCGAGCTGAATGTGGTCGTTCTTACTGCGGCGACCTTTGTTGAACAGCTCACCTGACCAGAACGGGTAAGCAGAATGCGCCAGACTGGATGGCGTGGAAAAGTAGGTTGTGCGCCATTTCTTGTGCAGTGACATCCCGCTGGCGACTTTGCGCAGCTCCTGGAATTTCGGGATCCAAAAATATTCATCCAAGTAGAGATTGCCGGTGTAGCTCTGCGCGGTGCGCACGTTGGTGCCTAGGAATATCAGGCGTGCCCCGTTCGGTAACACCATGGGATCGCCTTTCAGGTCAACATCAACCTGTCGGGCAAAATCAATGATGTAGTTGCGGAAGACATGCGCCTGCGCCTTACTGGCCGATAAGAAGATTTGATTGCGGCCGGTGGTCAGCGCATCCATTAACGCCTCACGGGCAAAATAGAAGGTTGCGCCAATCTGGCGCGATTTCAGGATATTGCGGATGCGGTGTTGCATCCCGGCACGGTGCCAGCCGCGCTGATATTCGAAGCAATCCCCCAGAAAAATATCGTTAAGCTTGGCAATGGCCGCTTCACTGAACAGGTTGCGCTCTACGGGCTTACGTTCGCCTTTGTTACGGTTGGCGACGTTCGGGTTTAAATCCGCCTCGTTGCCGCTCATGGAATAGCGATTGACCCGCGCCAGCCGTTCAATCTGGCGGCCTAACAGGTCGATTTCTTTGAAGTCTTTCCCCTCCTTGACGTCTTTCATGATGAGCTGAATCAACCGCGCTTCCATGCTTTGCTCCACGCGGGAAATGGGCGCGATGTCGTCCCATTTATCGCGCAGTTTCCAGCTCTGCACGGTCGGCCCCTTGAGGTTCAGCGTTTCCGCAATTTGGCGCACAGAGAAGCCCTGCCAGTAGAGCAAGGCAGCTTGGCGGCGCGGATCGCTGATGATGGTTGTTGTCGGTGTCGTATTCATGCAGCCAAGGCTACGGAAGCGCCGAGTGACTCGCATTAAGCCCTTGTTGTGCCTCAGATCTTCCAACCGCAACGCGTTGAGACGTGACGCCATTCCCCTGAAACTAGCCCCGAACCCAACCACCACAAATGGAGCCGTTTACATGGCAAAGAAAGTTTCTAAGTTTTTCCGCATCGGCGTAGAAGGCGACACCGTTGACGGCCGCGAGATCGGCGCGACGGATATTCAACAGATGGCCGCGACCTACAGCCCGAAGGTGTTCGGCGCACGCATCAACATGGAACACATCAAGGGGATTTTGCCGGATAGCTATTTCCGCCGTTACGGCGGTGTGGTTGAGCTGAAAGCCGAGAAAATCGACGAGCCGGATGAACCCCTGTTGCACGGCAAGTGGGCGCTGTATGCCAGTCTGGCCCCGACCGCCGATCTGGTGTCAATGGTCGGCGCAGGCCAAAAAGTTTTCACCTCTATGGAAATTCGCCGCGATTTTGCCAAGACCGGCAAAGCCTATCTGGTCGGGCTGGCGGTCACCGATGACCCGGCGAGCCTCGGCACTGAAATGCTGGAATTCAGCCGCCGCCATGAAGCCGTCGAGTTTTCCGCGCCGCTGGAAGTTCATTTTGATTTTGAGCCAGCCGCTGACGCGGAATCCTCATTCTCTGCCCGTATTAAGGCGATGTTTACCCGCAAACAGGCTGGCGATGATGTGCGATTTGCTGAGATGGAAAGCGCCGTGATGACCGTGGCCGAACAGGTGCAAGAGGCGGAGGCGCGTTTTACCCAGACCACCGCCGCGCTCAATGAACAGGTTGCTGCTCTCAAACAGCAGGTGGAAAGCGGCAACAGCGCTTTCATTGAGCTGAAAACGCAGCTTTCCACCTCTGAAAGTTTTAGCCAGCCGACCCGCCCGGACGCCACTGGCGGCAACGGTGCGCAGGACGTGCTGACCGACTGCTAAGACAGTCACACCCGATAAAACTAAATAAAAACAGGAATAAAAATGCGCAAGCAAACTCGCTTTAAATTTAATGCCTTTCTGTCCCGCGTTGCCGAGCTGAACGGTGTCGACACCGGCGATCTGGATAAGAAATTTAGTGTAGAGCCGTCTGTCACGCAGACCATCATGACCCGTGTACAGGATTCCTCCACGTTCCTGTCCCGCATCAATATCTTGCCGGTGCGGGATATGAAAGGGGAAAAAATCGGGCTGGATGTCACCGGCACGATTGCCAGCACCACCGATACCGCTGGCGGTGATGAGCGCGAAACCGCCGACTTTGCCACGCTGGATACGGAGGGCTATTTCTGTCAGCAGGTGAACTACGATTTCCACATCCGCTACAACACCCTTGACCTGTGGGCGCGTTATCAGGACTTCCAGACCCGCTTACGCGATGCGATTGTGAAGCGTCAGGCGCTAGACCGCATCATGATCGGCTTCAACGGTACCCACCGCGCGAAAACCTCTAACCGCATCAAGTTCCCGTTGCTGCAGGATATTGCGCCGGGCTGGCTGCAGAAATACCGCGACAACGCCCCGACCCGCGTGATGAGCAACATCACCGGTGAGGATGGCAATGTGGTATCAGAAAAAATCCGCGTGGGGGCCGGGGGCGATTACGCCAACCTCGATGCGCTGGTGATGGACGCTACCAACAACCTGATTGCGCCGTGGTATCAGGAAGACCCGGAACTGGTGGTGATCTGCGGCCGTCAGTTGCTGGCGGATAAATACTTCCCGCTGGTTAATCAGGAGCAGCCGAACAGTGAAGCGATGGCCGCCGATCTGATTATCAGCCAAAAACGTATCGGCAACCTGCCAGCGGTACGCGTACCTTATTTCCCGGCTGATGCGCTGTTGATCACCCGTATGGATAACCTGTCGATTTACTGGCAGGAAGATACACAACGCCGCCATATGGTGGAAAACTCGAAGCGTGACCGCATCGAAAATTACGAATCCATTAATGAGGATTACGTGGTAGAGGATTACGCCTGCGGCGCATTGGTGGAAAACATTGCGCTGTTGCCCAGCAAGCCAACCGATCCACAAACCAAAGCGGTGTTGCCATCCTCCGGCGAGGACATTAAAGCGCTGGCCGGTGCCATCGTTGAGGCGGTGAAAGCGGTGTCCGCCCCGGCGGAGGTAGGCTCCGATGCCGTGGTGAAAGGCCCCGATGTTGCGCCCGCAGACGACAAAGCGGCGAAAGGCGGTAAGTAACCATGACCAGCCCTGCCCGTCGTCACCTTGTGCGTCAGTCAGCGGTTGAGGCTGCGCAGCGGAAAAATGACCCGCTGCGTCATGCCAACGGCTACGAACTGATGATGCTTAAACTCTCTGAAGATAAGCGAAAGCTCAAACAGGTGCGCTCGCAAGAGCGCAAGGCCGAACTCAAGCGCCAACTGCTGCCGGACTATGCCCCCTGGGTTGCTGGCGTGCTGGCCGAAGGTAAGGGCGCGCAGGATGCCATTCTGATGACGGTCATGATCTGGCGACTGGATGCCGGGGATATCCCCGGCGCGCTGGAGATTGCCCGCTATGCGTTGCGCTACAAACTGGCACCGCCGGGCAATTTCGCGCGCTCCACGCCATACCTCATCGCAGAAGACGTCGCCGAGTCTGCAACCCGTGCCCACGAGGCCGGGGAGGCGGTCAATATTGACCACCTCACGCAGACCATGGAACTCACCGACGCAGAGGACATGCCCGACCAAGTGCGCGCCAAGCTGCACAAAATCACCGGGTACGTCTTGCGCGAAACGGGCAGGGCTGAACTGGCGTTAAACCACCTGAAACGTGCGTTGCAGTTGCATAACGGCTGCGGCGTGAAAAAGGACATTGAACGGCTGGAACGGGCGATCCGTACTGCCGCCAGCCGCTAACAGAACGCGCCCCGCGCCGGGCGGCACGATGGCCGCGACAGGTTCCACCTTGTCTACGCCGTCGTCCACCGCCCCCTATTTTTTGAGGTCACATGAGCACCGTCATTATAAAACCACGCCCGGACGCGCCAGCCCCGCGCCCGGAGGATGAGCCGATCATTAAAAACGTCTTTTTCTTCCCGGATATCACCCCGGCAGACGTGCGCGATGTGATGCGCATCGAAGGCACGATCACCGCACCACGGCTACGACTGGCAATTAAAAGCGCGATGGCGGAAGTCAACGCCGAACTGTTCCTTTACCGCCGTGACCAGATGGCCGACGGCTATCAGCGACTGGAGGATGTACCGGGCGACCAGCTCGACGGCGAAAGTATCCGGGTGAGTGAATACCGCAACGCCGTTAGTGCGATGACCATGGCGACGCTCTCGGAGCAATACCGCAGTTTAGACACCACGGCAACCGGTGGCCGTAAGGCCGATGTGATTGAAGCATCCATCGGCGAACTGTGGCGCAATGCCCGCAACGCGATCAGCAACGTGGCCGGGCGTTCTCACTGCATCATCGGGTTGCTCTGATGAAAATCTATGCCCTGCAGGGCGACACCGTTGACGCGATTTGCTGGCGCTATTACGGACGCACACAGGGTGTGGTTGAACAGGTTTACTCACTCAATGAAGGGTTGGCTGATGCCGGGGCGATTTTGTCCCACGGCCAGCCGGTAGAGCTGCCGGACGTGACCGCCGCGCCGCAGCGTGAAACCGTCAATTTATGGGACTGACAATGGAGCGAATTACCTCATTTTTAGCCTACGCGGTGGCGATTTTCCTTGCGTGGATCGGCAAGTATTCGCCGCAGGATATTGCCTTCATGGTCGGTGCCGCCGTCGGCGTCGGTACCTTTTTTGTTAACTGGTACTACCGCCGCAAAAGCTATCAGTTACTGAATAAATTAGGTGTTAGCCGGAGGGTATACGATGAACTCAATCGCTAAACGTTGCACCGTGGCCGCCGTGCTGGCGCTTGCCGCTTTGCTGCCGCAATACAACACCCTGCACACCTCGGAGGCCGGATTGCGGTTGTTGGCTGATTTTGAAGGCTGTCGGCTTTCCCCTTACCAGTGCAGCGCGAACGTGTGGACGAGCGGCATCGGTCACACCGCCGGGGTGGTGCCGGGCAAGGTCATTAGCGAGCGCCAAGCCGCCGTCAATCTGGTTGCCGACGTTTACCGGGTTGAGCGTGCTATAGGTCGCTGTATGCCTGTCACGATGCCGCAACCGGTTTATGACGCGGTAGTGTCCTTTGCCTTTAACGTCGGCGTGACGGCGGCGTGTGGCTCCACACTGGCCGGTTTCATCAAACAACTACACTGGCGCAGTGCCTGCGAGCAGTTATCACTCTGGGTGTATGTCAACGGGGTTAAAAACAGAGGGCTGGAGCGCCGCAGGGCGTCAGAAATGGCCTACTGCCTGACAGGGGTTGACCAATGAATCGCACCGCCGCGTTGTTACTGGTGTTAGCGCTGGCCGTCGCCGGTTGGTTGAAATGGCAGGTTATCGCCCTGGGTGATCGGTTGGATGTTGCCAAGTTGGAAAACGGCAGGATATCGACGGCGCTGACCGACACCCGCGCAGCGATCACCACGTTGCAGGCAGCGGCCGGCCAACTGGCGCAGGAAGAGAAAAGCCTGAGAAATGACCTCAACGACGTGCACCGTCTGGCGCTGATCCGCGAGCAAAAAATACAGAGATTACTCAATGAAAACCAAATTTTACGCGATTGGTTCAACACTCCTTTGCCTGCTGATGTTGCAAGGTTGCACCAGCGCCCCGGCTTCACCGGCACCGCAGATTATCTACATTGGCTGTCCGACGGTGAACCCGTGCCAAATACCGGCCAGCCACCCGAAGAATAACGGCGATCTGAGCGCGGATATTCGCAAGCTTGAAAATGCCTTAGCGGCCTGCGCTGTGCAGGTCGATGCCATTAGAACCTGTCAGGAACAACACCATGTTAAAACCGCAACAGCTCCGCGCTGAGTTGACAAATTGCCTTCAATGGCTACAGCGTAACCCCGAAAGTCTGCAGGTACGGGTACAAGGTGGAAGCATTGCCGCCACGCTTGCCACCTCGCTGTCGCATGAGTACAGCTACACGCTGAATCTGCTGTTTCTGGATTACACCGGCGATCTGGATTTAATCGTGGTGCCGATACAGGCGTGGTTACGTGAGAACCAACCGGACATTATGGCCACGGCAGAAAAACGCCGCACCGGCTTTACCTTTGCCACGGATTTTAATAACGACGGTTCGTATGATTTCAGCGTGTCGTTGCAGTTAACTGAGCGTGTAGTGGTCAACGAGCAAGACGGCGGCGCATTGCACGTTAAGCACCTGCCGGAACCCCCGTTACCGGAAAACGTCACGCGCCCGCTGCAGCTCTTTGTTCACGGTGAATTAGTGAGTGAATGGAATGAACGAGCTTAGCCCCTTTGATGCACGGCTGGCTGGGCTGATTACTGCGTTGTCGCCGCAGTCCCGCAAGTCGTTGGCCGTCGCCGTGTCCAAGCGTTTGCGCGCCAGCCAACAGCAAAACATCAAGCGCCAGCAGGCACCGGAGGGCACGCCGTATGCCCCGCGTAAAACGCCATTGCGCAATACAAAGCGCCTGCGCGATCGGGCGATGTTCTCAAAACTGCGCACCGCGCGTTACATGAAAGCTAAGGGCAGCGGTGACGATGCCGTGGTGGAGTTTGTCGGGCGTGTTAAGCGCATGGCTAACGTGCACCATTATGGCCTACGTGACCGGCCAACGCCGCACAGTGATCCTGTGAAATATGAAGCGCGTCCGCTGCTGGGATTCAGCACGGCAGACGTCAAAATGATTGAAACGGCAGTTATAGAACACCTCGCCCGCTAACCCTCTGTTGTGCCTCTGATCGTCCAACTGTCCCACGTTGCCGCCGCCCTTGCCGGGCGGCATCCTTTCAGCATGAACAATCAATCCGACATTCTGCGTCTGCTGCGCAACCTGATCCGCATTGGCACCGTGAACGCCGTCGACCCAGACAGCGGTCATTGCCGTGTCGATACCGGCGGCAATCTTACCGACTGGCTCAACTGGATCTCTCTCCGCGCCGGACGCACCCGCATATGGTCGGCCCCGTCAGTTGGAGAGCAGGTTCTTGTCTTTGCGTTGGGGGGGGAACTCGATACCGCCTTTGTACTGTGCGGTATTTACTCCGACGACTTCCCGGCCCCGTCGGTGTCAGCGGATGCGCTACATATCCATTTCCCTGATGACGCGGTGCTGGAGTATGAACCGGCCACCGGGGCGCTGAGTGTGACCGGCATTAAAACTGCTGACGTACAGGCGTCAGAGTCGATCACCGCCAGCACCAAGGTGGTGATGGTCAAAGCCGCAAACAAAATCACCCTCGATGCCCCGGAGGTGATCTGCACTAACAAGCTGACCACCGGCACGCTGGAAGTGAAAAAAGGCGGCACGATGACCGGCAACATTACACACACCGGCGGCTCATTCTCATCCAACGGCGTTGTTGCTGATAAGCATACCCATGGCGGCGTCCAGAACGGCGGCGGCAAAACAGATGACCCATCTTGAGGACACCAGAATGAAAACATTACCCGTTATTTTTGCCGCTCTTTTTTCCCGTTTGGGCGCGCCAATTGCCCTATCTGGCGCCGTCTTACTTGCGCTGAATGGGGTATCCGGCTGGAGCTGGTTTCTGGCCGTTGGACTGCTGCTGTCATGAACAACGCCAAATATATCGGCATGAACAGCAACACCGGCCGCATGCTGACGGATATCGACCATATTCGGCAGTCCGTGGCTGACATTCTGATCACGCCGCAGGGTTCTCGCCCTATGCGCCGGGCCTATGGCTCTTTGCTGTCGGAGCTGCTCGATCAGCCGCAGAATGACACGCTGCGCCTGCAAATTATGGCCGCCTGTTACAGCGCGATTCTGGCTTGGGAACCCCGCGTAAAGC